GCCGTGGACTCGGCGGTGCAATGGTCCCGAAACGAAAAAAGGCCCGCCCCTGTTATGGGCGGGCCGCAAAGTCGTCGTCGGTCATTGCCTGGCGTCGGAGGGATCGCCAGGCAATTCGTTATTTTTTGATCGGCAATTCGCGGAGCATGATCTCGGATATCCGGTCGATACTTTCCTTGTTGGTTTTCGTGAGGCCCTCCAAAACCGTTAGGCGCGTATTGATATCGGCAAGGTGCGGTGATCCGCGCGTCTCCATCGTCGAAACGCGCGTTTCCAGGCGCACCATATAGGCCGTGATCGAGAGCACCGCGGCGCCGATCGCGATAGCTTGCGCGACCAGGAAATACACGAGCGTTTGGTTTTGATGAAACCAACCGCGGAGCTCGGTGACCATATCAAACCCAAGGCGCGACGGCGGTTTCGCGCTCGTATTGCGCCGGCGGGTCGAGCCGATGGATCGCGTAGAGGATGCCGCAACAACCGGGTTGCTCGTCGATCTCGTTCGGGTCGAATTTGCCGTCGGCGACGTATTTGCCCGGTTGCTGGATCGTCGTACCCGCCCATAGGTAAGGCGACGGCAAGCCCTTTGAGTGGTATCCGGTCCCGTTGTATTTTTCGCAATAGAAAAGCATTTTTTCCAGGCGCCAATCGGGGACCTCGGTCAAGCCGTCATAGGTGAGCGCGTCGATCGCACCCTCCTCCCAGGTATCGAACGGGCCGCGGCCGGCCGGCACAAGCTCCGTAACCTCGTCGAGCGGCTCGCCGTTGCCGAGATAGGTCGAAAAATCGCGATCGCTTTCGCGTTGATGGATTGCCGCGACCATCATCCAAGGGACTCCGGTGTCGAGCTCGACGCCCTGATAACGCGCCTTATCCGCAAGGATCGCGACGCCGAGCTCTTTGAAGGTCGCGCGCCACTCCTCGGTGAGAGCTTCCATCGCGTCCCATTGTTTCGCGTAAATCGGCCATTGCGTGCCGTAGGAAAACGTCATGGTTTTGCCTTGGCGAGAAAGTCGCCGAGCGTGAGCGGCGGCACGCCTTCAATCGCGCGCAAGCGGTTTTCGTGATCGTAGAGCACGCTCGTTTCCGGCGCGGGATCGGGCGGCGTTGGCGCGGGCGCGACATAAGGATCGGGAACGCCGCCCGCCTCAATCCATCGCTCATATTCGGCGCGGTCGCGGTTGGCCGGATCATTGGGGATGCAAGCACCGTCCTCGGTGCGAACAACGGCGTCGTTTGCGGTGAGTTGATAGTCGGCCATTATAGCCTCGCATCAAGGAGGAAAAAGTTTTGAGACGCCAAACTCATATAAAGCTGTGATGCGCCGACCGTGAGGCCGGACGACCCTCCGACAAACGATATGAGGTTGCCGGACATAAATTGGAAACTAATTGGAGAGAGAGCCGGGCCGTTGCTGCATAGCCCGTTTTGATTGACGGTCGGCGTGACGCGCATGGCCGCTGGCAATGATAAGGTGAACTGGCAAGTTGTCGTCGAGTCGTTATAGCCAAGCCCGAGCCGGCTATATTGGCCGCCATTCCATATCCAAAAGTATCGCTGGCACAGCAACAATTCTTGCGCGTAAGGCCGCATGGCAAAGCAAGCTCGCGCGGCGGGCGGCCCTGCCGTCCCCGGCATGACGGTGACGCCCGTCATGTAAAGGGTGGCATTGGTTGCAAAGAAGTTTGTCGTTGCGGGCGACGCGCTGAAATTTCCGGCGGTCCATGTATTTGCTGCCGGTGCCTTGTAGGTGCTGCCTGAGCCAAAACCAAAGCTGATGTAAGCACCAGCGCGATTATCGGTGTACCACGTTCCTATAACGTCGCCGGGGATAGTGACGCTTTTATAAAGCCAACCGCTCGCGGCGGCGATAGGAACGTCGACAACGTAAGAACGGTTCGCCGCGCCGTTACGGATCGATACCGCCATCGTCCCGCCGACGCTCGCATTGATCCAGAATGAAATGGTGACAGGTGAGGCATTCGGAAATGAGTAGCCAAGCCGCGACCATCTATAGCCCTCGATTATTTGAAATACCGCTTGTCCGTCGCTCGGAGCGGAAAGCGGATTTGGCGAGCTGCATCCAAGCTGCATACAATTCGGAAATCCCGCGAGGCTAGAGATTGCAATATTATAGGCACCGAAAACCGCGCTCGCTCCTTGCAGGGAAAAACTCCAGGCGTCGGAAAAGTAATTTGAGCTTGTGCCGCTATAAGTAAGGCCCGATCCCGCCTGTCCGACCTCAAAAGCACCATTGAGTAGCAAGTTGTTGTAAGCCATCGAGTCGAACGGCGCGGCGGCGGCGTCGACGTATTGCTTGGTGGCAATGCCGAGCGGCACGGTCGGGTTCGCCGCGACGGTTGCTAGGCCGCTCGCGCGATTGATGGAAAGAGCCTGAGCTAACGGCGAGCCCGCATCGGTGAATGGCGTGATATTAAAATCCGAACCGGCGTTTGCACCGCCTTCGGTTCCGCCGTCGCCAAGGACAATCCCCCAACGTGGGTTTGCGGCATTAAATCCATAAAGGGCGTTCGCCTGTCCGGCCCCGGTCTTTTTTAATATGAGCGACGGCGTGGCGTGATTGATGTAGAGGTCGCCGGTCATCGTATCGCCAGCGGCCTTGATCGTCGGAATCCATACGTTGTTGTTTCTCGCGTATGTTTTTCCGTCCGCTGGCGCGTCCGAAATACTCCCGCTCGCGCCGCCCGCGTCGACGTAGCTCTTGTTGGCGACGTCGGTCGGGTTTGTTGGCGTCGCCATTCCGGTAATGGTGCCGCCCGAGATCGCAACGGCGTTGGCGTTTTGCGTTGCCATTGAGCCGAGCGGGGCACCGGAATAGGTGCCGGGGATACCCGCGATATTTAAATTCCAGTCGCTATAGGTGCCCGCCGTTCCTGCCTTGAGGCCAGCGGCAACCGTCATCGCGCCGGTGACATGGTCGTAAGAGACAACCGGCCCTTCCATGTAAGTGCCCGCCATCCCCGCGCTCGACATGCGAACGCGCGCGCCGACCGAATAGGCGAGGCCCGGTTGCGTGACAAACGAGACGTTGCCGGTATCGGTGAGCGCGAGCGGCGTGACGCTCGTCGCCTGATAGCCCGAGCCTTGCGCGCCGGTTAAACCTGGCGGGCCGGTATCGCCGATTTGACCGGCGCTCCCGCGCGGTCCTGGATCGCCTTGAGGTCCGCTAGGTCCGATCGGTCCTTGCGGACCTTGGGCGGGGACCTCGATCACATAGGTTTCATTCATCGTGTCGGCCCTATCGCGTGCGTAAGCGTGCCGCGCCAAATATCATCGTGCGCGCCGTCGGCGCGGATCATGATAAGGCTATGCGCGTAATCGCCTTCCGGCATCTTGGCGAGTTGGTCGCGCCGGATCGTTATATTGATCGTGTCGAGGTAGGCCGGCGTTGCAACATTCGACGCGCTCAAGACGATGCCGTCGCCGGGATCGGTCGTTAGCGAAACGAAAACCTCGGTGCTTTCCGGTGTCTTGCGGACCATCATTTCCATCGTGACGCCGGCAAAGTCGTAATAGTAATCGCCGCCGGCGTCGTCGTTGACATGCAGCATAAACGCCTTGACGTAATCGGCGTCGGAATGCGTATTGAAATCGACGGTCGCGGCCGACATTAGAAATACTGCCCGCCATAAGCTTGAGAGCCGCCAATATTTCCCGGCAAATAGTTGGCACCTTGCCCGTTCACAAAAATCACGCCGTTTGAATACACGGTGTAACGCGGCCCCTGGGTCGTGCCGACGTAGGTGTTTACATGGTTCAAAACATCGTTGAGAAATACCGTCCCGTTTTCTTGCGCGTTCACAAAACCATATTGAAAATAAGGATTTCCGTTAATGAAAATTGTTAGTCCAATACAATTGACCGAGCCGTTGGCCGTCCCGATCATATGCGCGCCCGCGCCGCCGCTGATTGAGTAATTCGCTACGCAATCAATATGTGCGCCGTCTCCCGCGACGAGCTGGTTACAGGCATTGCCAGCACCTTGCGGCCCGCAATTGCCGTAATCCATCGGCCCGAGTGTTAAGGCCGAGCCAGCACCGTCGGCCATGACGCCGGTGCTATAATTGCCGGATATTTGCACCTTGAATCCATTGATGCTCATTTTTGCGCCGCTCACGGCGGCGATACAATTGCCCGAGGCGAGCGAGATAAGGCAGTTGGCGGGCGCGGCATTGTTGCCCTGAAAAGTTATCGCAGCATTACCAGCTTGACCGCGACAAATGCCGACTGCGACGAGGCCGGTGGCATAGGTGCCGTCCGCGCAATGAAAGGTCACGCCGTAACCGGCGAAGTCAATATTTCGCTGCACAAAATTATAGGCATATTGCAGAGTCCGCCATGCGGTCGCCAGCGTCTTGCCGTCGTTGCTGTCGTTGCCGCTCGCCGGGTTGACGTAGTAGTCGCGATTGCCCACGCATACGTCAATCACGCCGCCGCCGGTCGGCGGCGGTAAGACATTCAAATCGCTCGCCACGCCGGAAACGACGCGGCAATTAACACCGTCGTAAGTAAGCAAATAGGCGCAACCGGGAACGAGGTCGCCGATTTGCAACGGCGCGCCCGACCGCTTGATAAGCGATTTGGCGCCGGTGAGGCCCGCGATCGCGACGTCAACCGTTGCCGACGTATTGCCGTTGCCGGCCCCCATTTGCACAAAGAACGTCAACGGCTTTGCCCATGCCGCCGGCGCCGGGTCGAGTGTCACGCTTAGATGGTTAGGCGCACCGGCGTCGGAAACGTATTGCGGCCGCATGTAGCGCACCGCCGCCGACATTTGCGCCAGGTCGTTGTTATTCGGGCTTGATAGCGCAATGTCGGCAATGACCGACACAATTTCGCGTTGCGGGTATTCGATCGACTCCGCGGGCGGGATCGAGCCGGCGCGGCCAACCGACGGATCGCCGTTTATGTATGGCGCGTTCGGGTCCGTCACGCCGTACGGCGGGTTATATTTCATTTTTTTGCTCGCGTCGTTTGGTTAGACTCATGGTTTTCGACGTAGGGCGTCGGCCCCCAGATATAACCGACCGGCCCATTCGGATCGTCGATTATGGGAAATCCGGCCGGATTGACTCGCGGCGGCGCGGCGTCCGGCTCGGGGCTCGTCGGCTCGGTTTTTTTTGCCGGTATCTTTGCCATGTCGTTTTCCCTTTATGGTGTTCCGGCCATCGGCCCTTGGGGCTTTTGGCCGCTGTAATCGAAAATAATTTCGGTGTGCGCCGGCTTGATTTGGTTGAGCAAACATTCGAGATCGTCGGCGAGGCCGATCCGCAAATGCGGATCAATGCCGCATTGCCCGGCGTCGACGCGAAACCAAATCAGCTTGTTGGTATTGACATTGACCGACCAATAGAAACGGTTTTCCGGCGGCCCGAGAATGTAAGGATATTCGCTATAGCTTCCGTCGGCGTTGAGCGTGCGGTTATCGCCGACGCGATCAAAGCCGACCAAGAACGGGTGATATTCGGTAATCGTGATCGTATAGCCGATGTAAGCGGCGGCCTCGATCATGAACTCGCGCGATTGCCCGCCGAGCGTCGTCATCTTGTAAACGAGCGCGGCTTGCCGTTCGGAAACGCTGGTCGGCGCCTTGTAACAAGGATTCGGCAAGCCCCAATTTCGTTCCCAATCGGGCAAGAGCTCGATCGTGATACGCGGGTCGCTTTCCGTTTCCAGCAAGTCGGCGGCGCGACTATCGACCGGCGTTCCCCAAATTTGCGCGAGGCCGGCGGCGAGCGCCATCAAAACGCTATCGGCCTCGCGCGGCCAGGCCGGGCCGGTCGGCAAGAGCGCGGCAAGCGCCTCGGCGTAATCGTCGCCGGTGCGTCTAACGTGCCGGTCCTTAGTCGTCATAGATCACGGTATCGAGGATCGCCAAATGCGCCGGGTCGGGCATGACCGCGTCGGTAAATATCAAGGTATGATGTTGCTCGCCGACCGCTTGCGAAACCGCCTCGTCGACCCATGAGCGATAGATCGTTTGGCCTGGCACCGCGCGTGCGTAGAGCATCGCGTCGATTGATTGCTCGATCGCCGCCCGCGTCGACGGACTATCATTGACGAGCTCGGTAATTTGCAATTCGAGCGCAAACGGGATCGGCCCGTAAACCCAAAAATCTTTAACCGCGACCGGCCGCTTTTCGTCGAGATAGGCGGCGACCGCGGCGACGTCCACCTCAAGCGGAAAACCGTTATTGTCGGCGCGCAAGTCGTCACACATAAAGCGGACGGTTACCGTGCCCATGCCCATTTCGTTCGGATAGCACCAGGCGCGCGTGACGCCCGGCACGGCGAGCGCCCAAGCGACATAGTCGTCGGCGTCGCCGCCCATTGGCGGTTCCTGAATCCGAAACAAGACGCGGGCGCGGAGCTCGTCGTCGGTTTCGGGATCGACGCCGCCGGTCATGGTAACGATGGTGACGAGCCCGTCGAGGCCCGGCACCGCGGTTACCGTCGCAAGCGTCGCGCCTGGGTCGAGGTTGCCGGCGATGCCAGGATCGACGGCGCGGATCGCGACCGGCGTCGCGACGACGTCAATCCATACTTGTTCCGTCGTTTCGTAGAGCGTGCCTGGTTGCGAGCTCAATTGAGTCCCGGCCGGGACGATCGTGCCGTTGATCCCGGTAACGGTGCCGCTGCCGCTCGCAAACGTGCCGGGCTTGCGGCCAGGCGGAATCCAGATTTGCGCGTGTCGGTCGAGCCACTCGGTTTCGGCCGTGTCGGGCAATAATTGGCGGGCGAGCCAATCAATATAAAGCAAGACGAGATAGGCGAGCCCGGCATTGCCGTCGGCAAGGACGCGCAAGACGCTATTCGGCACCATTGGCGCCGAGTGTAATCGGGCGGTGACGTAATCGCGGTTTTGCTTGCGTACGTCGTCGAGGCTCGGCGTCGTCCAGGGCAAGGGCTTACCCTCCTATTTCCGCCCATAGGGCTTGATACTGCAATTGAATCGCCGGCAACGGCCCGCGGTAGAGCACGATATTTGCGACGATCTTTTGCAATTCGGTGCGCGCGACGGCGACGTCGACGCGCGAGACGATCCGTTGCGTAATGAACGGTTGCAACGCCTCGCGGATATAGGCGTCGATCCGCGCGAGCGTCGAGCCCTGGCGCGCGGTGTTATCGGTGATCTTGTGTCGCTCAAGCAACCATAGGCGCGAGCCGATCGGCCAACCGCTCCAAATGGCCTCGGCATTTTCGTCGGCCCACCATCCGCGCCGGTCGGTATCGTTTTCATCCGGCAAGATATCGTCGGCGTTGGCGCGCTTGTGAGTGCCGAGCGCGACGATCACCGCGGACGCGAGCGCCTCGGTTTCGTCGATCAGGTTGTCGGGCTTTTGCAAGAGGTCGAACGTGACGACAAACGGCGTCACAATGTCGAATAATCTGAGGTCGGGCATGGGCTCCTATCCGGCAAACGTGGCGCCGCTTCCTTCCGCGGTCATGGGCTCGCAATGCGGGCCGCCGATCGGGATACAAAGGTCGTCGGGCGCGGCGGCGTCGGGCGCGTGAACGATCACTTTTTTGCCCTC